AATAATACAGAAATGCCTATAGTGACAGATTACATTGCAACCTGCTTTATAAAGATTGCAGAGGGACTATCGCATCGACCCAACTTTGTCCGGTATACCTATCGGGAAGAAATGGTCATGGATGCAGTGGAAAATTGTCTAAGAGCCATAGGTAATTACAATATCGAAGCTGCCACCAGAACAGGTAAACCTAATGCATTCTCTTATTTTACCCAGATCTGCTATTTCGCCTTTATTAGGCGAATAACCAAAGAAAAGAAACAACAAGATATCAAATTCAAATTCATTGAAAAGATGGGTATTGAAGATTTTGTTGGTATGGGTATGGATGATGAAGGTGTTGAACATACTATGCAATACATTGATACACTGCGTCAAAGAATTTCTCGGGTACGGACTAGGGATAATAAGATAAAGGACTTCGCTAAAGAAGAAAAAGAACGAGAAAAACTAGAACTGTTTATGGTATAATGCATGAAAGCAGCAATATTAAATGACACACATTGCGGTGTTAGAAATTCCTCTGATATATTTTTAAAATATCAAGAAAGATTCTATACGGAAATTTTCTTTCCATATTTAAAGAAACATAAAATTAAAAATGTCCTCCATTTAGGTGATTATTATGAACATCGGAAGTTTGTTAATTTTAAAGCACTTAATGCTAATCGTAAGCATTTCTTAGAGCCCATGAGGGATATGGATATCACAATGGATATCATCCCTGGCAATCACGATGTATTCTATAAAAATACAAATGAACTCTGTTCACTTAAAGAGCTTCTAGGGTATTTCACCACTAATATTAATATTATTATGAAACCCACGGTTTTGGATTACGATGGTCTAGGTGTGGCAGTAATACCTTGGATTAATAATGCTAACTATGCAGAATATATTAAGTGGGCTCTTAATTGTAAAGCACCCATCCTCGGTGCACACTTAGAGTTAAAGGGTTTTGATTTGTTGGCTGGTGTGCCTAATCCACACGGTATGAACGCAGACATGTTCTCTAAGTTTGAAAAGGTAGTATCGGGTCATTTCCATACGAGATCGAGTTCAGGTAATATATCTTATTTAGGTTCCCAGATGGAATTTACATGGGCGGATGTGGATGATCCTAAATATTTTCATATATTAGATACAGAAACCCGAGAAATAACTCCAGTCCGTAATCCTATTACTATGTTTAAAAAGGTAATCTATGACGACACCAAAATGGATTATAACAATGTTGATGTATCTGAATATGAGAAAAAGTTTATTAAACTCATTGTTATAAATAAAAATGACTTATATATGTTCGATAAATTCGTAGACAAGCTACAATCTATAGAAACCCATGAGCTCAAGATTGCAGAATCATTTGAGGAGTATATGGGAGAAAGCGTACAAGACGAGAAAATATCCCTAGAAGATACTACCGAATTACTTGATTCATATGTTGAAGCAGTAGAGACAGATTTGGATAAGGACCATATCAAGGTTGAACTGCGTAAACTCTATACGGAAGCACAGAACCTAGAGATAGTATGATAAAATTTAAATCCTGTAAGTGGAAGAACTTTTTATCCACTGGCGACGACTATATTGAAGTACAATTAAATAAATCCCCCACCACACTCATTGTAGGCCAAAATGGAGCTGGTAAGTCCACCTTACTAGATGGTCTATCATTTGGTCTCTTTGGTAAACCCCACAGGGATATTGGTAAATATCAATTAGTTAATTCTATTAATGGTAAAAAAACTATTGTAGAAGTAGAGTTTGATATTGGTAATGCGGAGTTTAAAATTGTTCGTGGTATTAAACCCAACAAATTTGAAATCTGGCAGAACGGTAATATGATTAATCAAGCATCTAATGTTAGAGATTTTCAGAAATTCTTAGAATCTAATATACTCAAACTAAACCACAAATCATTCCATCAGGTGGTAGTACTTGGATCCAGCTCATTTATTCCCTTCATGCAATTACCAGCATGGAGCCGTAGAGCAGTTATTGAGGATTTACTGGATATTCAAATATTCTCAAAGATGAATATGCTACTGAAAGAAAGAAATTCCAAAATACGGGATGAACTAATCGATATAAACCATCAGATAGACCTATATAAAACCAAGATGGAATCTCAAGAGAAGTATATCAAAGATCTGCAATCAATCAATAAGGATATGATAGAGCAGAAACGAAATTCAATAGAAGATCACAAGACAGTAATTGAAACTCTATTCAATGATTCCAAAAGCGCGGGTAAGAACTTAACGGCTCTTATATCGGCTGAAGAAAAATCTCAAGCATTATTTATGGATCGAATGTCTGATATCAAATCAGCTCAGACACAAAATAATAATAAGATAAAGAATTTGGTAAAGGACGCAAGATTCTTTGAAGATAATGACAGCTGTCCTACATGCGAGCAAGATATTAATGATAATATTAAGAAAGAAAAGCTAGATGGAATTAAGAAGTCGGCTGCTGATGTACAAACAAACATTAAAACTATCCAGCAAGAAGTTGTTATAGCTGAACATGAAGGCGTTGATATTAAGAATAAGTTAAACGAGCTACGTCAGAGACAGCAACGCATTAATTCCAATAATGATAAAATCTCTGTTATCCAACGTGAAGTAAATAAAGTACAAAAAGAAATTGACAATTTGGCCGGCCAAACTGGAGACCTAAAAGGTGCAAAGAAAGAATTGTCGGATTTAAGAAATTCTAAGGATAAATCTACGGAAAAGAAACTAGCTTATGTTGAAGAAAGAACCTATAACGAAGTGATCGGAGAGATGCTAAAAGATACTGGAATCAAGACTAAAGTCATTAAACAGTATCTGCCTGTTATGAATAGGTTAATTAATAACTATTTACAGGTTCTTGATTTCTTTGTTGCCTTTCATTTGGATGAAAATTTTAATGAAACCATCAGGTCTCGGCATCGGGATTCATTTAATTATGCATCATTTTCTGAGGGTGAGAAACAACGAATTGATTTGTCTCTACTATTCACATGGAGACAAATAGCTAAGATGAAGAATTCTGCCAGCACTAATCTGCTTATTCTGGATGAAACATTCGATTCCAGTCTGGATGTGGATGGCGTGGAAAATCTAACCAAAATTCTAAGCACGCTAGATGATGATTCAAATGTATTCATCATATCACATAAAGGAGATATGCTAGAGAACAAGTTTCGCAGTAAAATCGAGTTCTTCAAGCATAAGAATTTCAGCAAAATGAAATAGTACTTATTCCAGCCAGTTATAAGAATATAACAAAATAATATAAAAAAATATCATTTATTTAACAAAAAGTGTTGACAAATATGCTATAGCGTAGTATAATAGGTACTATATTAAATGATAAGGAACTTAGGAGTTATATGACACACCCAGTAAATGATCAAATTCTCACGAATATCGCGGGTGAAATCTTATGCATGGATCGTGCAGAAAAAGTGCACTTTTGCAAAGATTATTATCCCTTAGATACAGTCAATAATATGTCTGAAGACGAGCTGGACGAAAAAATCCATGTCGTCTTCTCTTTAATCGAGTACAGCCTGTTCCAGGCTGTTGAGCTCAATCGGATCCATTGAGGAGTATATGAACAAGACCTCTCTACTACCCAAACTCTTGGCTAAAGAGAATATTACCATTCAGCATGGTAATTACAAAACAGCCTGGTTTGATATTAAGAATCGTATCCTTGGATTACCACTATGGGATGATATGCATAAGGACATATATGATCTATTTACTGGTCATGAAGTAGGTCATGCATTAGAAACACCATTTGATGGCTGGCATGATAGTCCAGAGAAATTAAATGGATGTCCTAGAACATATATTAATGTTGTAGAAGATGCACGAATAGAACGAAAAATTCAAACTCGATATCCAGGACTGGTTGGTGCATTCAACCGAGGATATGACCAATTAATGGATCGTGGTTTTTTCGGTGATATATCCGACATAGATTGGGATCAAGTAAAACTGATCGACAAAATTAATCTTAAAGCTAAACTTGGTACCAAAATAACAGTACCATTTATCTCGGAAGAAAAAGTGTTTATGGATCGGTCAATGACTACAGAAACATTTGAAGAGGTACTAGAGCTTGTTAGGGATATTCTAGCTTGGACAAAGGAAAACCAATCAGAGCTTATGGAGAAACCAGAACCAAACCCATCAGATGAAGGTTCTAATACTCCGGATGAAAATGGCGAAGGTGGAAATGAAGATCCCACTTCATCTGGTCATGACGACATGGAATCTGATGATAACGAACAGTCGGATTTCGAAAAACTACTGGAAGAATCATTAAAGGCAGAAGAAACTTCGGATGCCGGAGAATCAGAAGAAGTGAGCGATGGTGATGAAAGTGACGATTCAGCCACGGCCCAGATTCTTTCTAATGAACCCGAATATAAAGAAATCGAAGATATTTCTATTACAGATACTATTTTTAGGGAACAAGAAAAGTCCCTAATGGATATCAAAAACGATGGAACCCAAGCGGTATTCATTGACGATATCAATAAAGAAACGCGCGAGATGGCGATAATTAAATATAACGAATTGAAAAAAGCTCGTCAAGCTCTTAAAGATAGTTTAACACCGGGCACTTGGGGTTATGAAGATGCTCATTTCTCTTATACTCAAGCA